GTTCCCTTGTTTCTATCTACAAGACCAGAAGTGACATAGGTAACAGAATCTTTTGCAATTTTAACTGATTTTTGCCCACCACCACCAGCAATTGATGATGTTGGGAAGTTTGGATCTGGCGTATATGCAAAGTATTCTTCAATTTGTGGATAAAAAACTTTTTGAGTTTCTGGATTTAGAGTTACTTTATATAAATTATTATCTGTTGGTTTCTTTTCTTGACGAATGAAACGCATCTTCATTGGGTCGATGTATCTCAGTTCCTGAATTCCTTCCTGAGGATTCTTAACATCGATGACTTTTAAATAATAAAGCCTACCATCAACGTACCAATTCCTAAAAATTTCGTGGGACTTCCTATCAAAGTCCATTATTTCTTTGAGATATTTAAACTCTGATCTGATTGCTTCCTTTAGTTTATCACTTGCGTTTAAATTTGATAATTCAATTTCAACTGGGGAATCATAAAGATCACTGACAATTGCTTCATTCACAACATCTTCAACGGCACGATCACACTCTGGGTGAAGCACCATCTCACGATATCTTTTGATTAAATCATATTCTGTTCTATAAACTCCCTCAATATCAACATATTGACCATAAAATCCACTGGCAATATAATTATCAACCCCGTCATCACTATTAGGTGGGACGGGGGATAGAATGGATTTGGATTTTTGGGTAGTATCCTTAACATCATCAATTGAAAAACCAAAAAGTTTTGCCATCTTATAATATTTTTAACTTATCTTCTATTTAGTTGATGTCTTCACCGCCTGCTCCAGGACCATTACCCTTAATAGCTTCCCACCATTGAACTTGTAATTCTACGGTGAATTGCTCGATATCTCCGCCAGTTTCATATGCAAGATCAATTGCACTGAGGTTTGTTGGGAAAATATCATAGAAATGGTATGCTCTCAGAGTAGAACCATCACGATCTAACTGATAAACATAAGCATCTGATTGATAAAGTTGTGGATTGGTTACGCCAGTATTATCAGAAACTCTGTTCATGGTATTCATCCACTTTTCAAAAGCGGAACGAATAGCAAAATCAGTATCGTTAATAACTGTAACTGTCCAAGTATCGAATGAACGATCACCAGCAATTTTAAGAGTTCTTCCTCTAAAAGGAACTTCAATAGAAGCGATATTCGATGCTGGAAGAGCTGCAGTTTTAACTAAAAATCTGATTTTATCTAGGACATTGCTGTCAGTTGGTGATGCAGTTGGGAAAGACATTACGACTTCAAAGAGATTAGGTCTAGCGCCGCCGCCAGCTAACTTGCTCTTAAAGTCACTAATTCTTCTTAATGGGGGTGGATTAAGTTGACTTCTGGTTGCCATTGTTTTAGACCTCTAATTAGAATTTACCAATAACTTCTTCGAAAGCAACACCAGTTCTGGTGGCAACAAATGTTAGACCGATAAAGTTAATCGATCTTGCAGGTTTAATATAGATGTCAGCAACGAACTCGTTTGCATCGATAACGGCGCCTGTGTTGTTTGTTTCATCACAAACAACGACATAATCATATACACCTCTCTTTGCTTTAACATCACGAAGGAAAGGTTCAACAATATTTACAAAGTTTGTTCTTGTAATTTCATCGTTGAATTCAAACAGTTGATCCTTAGCAGCAGCAGAGATGGCATTTTCGAGGTAGATGAAGAGTCTACGAACGTTAATGCGGTCAAATGCTGATGCTTTAGCATAACCAGTTTTGTCACCGAACAGAACAATTCCTGCTCCTGCCGAGACAGTAATTGGGTTAATTCTGTTAGTATAGAGGCGATCTCTCTGTGATTTTGTTGGGTTATATGCCAACTTAACCGCATTCAGGATTGCACCCCTTGAAGTTCCTGCTGGTGAGTACCATGGGAAGTTGTTGATATCAGTTCTGGCACACAATCCGGCAATATCTCCATTCAATGGAACATATCTAAATGTATTGGAGAATCTGTCGTACATATACTTGTAGCTTCCATCAAATACTGCATAAGTACTTGAGGTAATTGGTGAATAGTAACTAATGATATTATCAGTAATTTCAGTATCATCACTAACTGTTACACTTCCTACAGAACTATCTGCTAAAAATGCTCCTCTATATGGGGAAATAAATGCAATTGCATCTTTTCTTAGTTCTGCAACTTCAATTAGTTTTTGAGCCAGTGCTCTAGCACTAAAGACATCATAATTTGCAGACCCCATAAGCAGAAAATCTACTTTATAAGTATCGGTCTTTTCAAACAGTTCATATCCAGTGGAGATATTGCCAATTGTTGCGGTTAGTGCTCCAGTTGATGTAATATCGGTTAATCCATTGTAATTTTTGCCACCATTAAGAGTTAGAACTGTGTTTCCTACACTACCGAAGATAATTCCACTTGCTGCCTGATCCCAATCATTATCGGTTGTTCCAACAAATGCTGTTTGGAAACCACAAGTTGTGATTCCAGTTGGTTGAGAACCTCCAAAAATATAATCGGATTGTTCTGCAAGATACATTCTCCAGTTTGATGGACTTCCTACTGAATACTGAGCATCAGATGCTTTTGAAAGAGCGAGGTGCTTTTCGAGAATTGTTCCAGCATTGCCAGTGATGGCTCCATTGGAGTCAATTACAACAACGTGAACTTCATCAAATCTACCACCTCTTGAATCACTATATTCTGAAGTGGATGGTTTCTGAGCAATATTGTTCCAATTGATGGTGGCAATAGTTGTAACACCAGTTGATCCAGCAAATTTTGTTGTTACATTAATTCTCTGTGCATCAAACCAGTCCGCACTTGCACTTACTGTCCCTCCTGAAGATACTGTATTAACAGAATTGACAAGACTTATTCCAGATCCTGTTGAGAACAGATAGTTACCATTTTGTTGGTAATCAACTGCGGTTTCTCCACCAGACCCATCTACAAGAGAAAGTACTTTAACTGCAATTTGATTAGTTGAGAGACCTGCTGCTGCCCCTACACCAGTGACAATACCCTTTAGGTATCCAGTGCCCGTTGATGTCGTTCCTACGCCAGAGAGGACCTTGTTGAAGGTCTGAGTAACTCCATAACCAACTACAGCTGGTCCAGCAGTTGGAAGAGTTAGAATTTGGTCAGCAAAACCATCAATAATTGCTACTTGAATACCGTCTGCCCAAGATCCTGGGTTTTGAGCAGCAACGGTAACTCCTGTGATTGTGTTCTCAGAATATCCGAGTTGATTGTAATGCTCAAGACTTTTGATCTTGATGCTACTTGCTGTCCCTACAAAGGAGTTTCTTAGATCTTCATCATCGGATCTAACTACTCTTAATGAACCGCCATATGCCAGATAAGACGATGCAACTAGCCAATGTTCGTAGTGCTTATCCGTTGGATATGGATCACCAAAAATGTTCCTTAAATCATTTTCAGTTTCTACTATGGTGGGAGTTCCTGTTGGTCCTTTTGTGAAGGGTGCAACAATAGCGCCAATTTTGTCGGAAACTGGATTGACTCTTCCAGTGGTTAAATCAACTTCCTTAACTATAATCCCAGGAGATGCTAAATTTAGCGGCATCTTTTATTCTCCGTATTATCCAGAATTATCTAAAAGTATTTATAAATTCCTCCCTTTCACGGGTTTATCGATAATCCCAATTATGAGAACGGTCTCCATATTCATCAACGTGCCAAATTTCTGACGTTTGTAACTTATTTTCTTCCGTTGCAAACATCCATCTATCACCAGTTTCTGGTTCAATAAATGCCTCCATTTCATCAAGTCCATCTACAATAAAACCAAATGGTGACATATCCTGTTCAATTTGATTTTTCTGCTCCTCATAAATTCTTTTACGAACATCATTGTTCGTCATTTCTTTAAAGTAATCTTGTGCAATCAACCAGGAAAAAATTACGAGGCACATTGCCAAGTCATCATTACAACCTTCTTCTGCTTCAAATGAATTATGTTTATGGATGAAAGTAGTTAATTCACTGATAATTTCATAATCATTGATCAATAATTTATCATCCTCAATAATTGTTCTTAAATTGGAGCATCCCAACTTTTTGACTGCGGCAGTCATACGAACACCAAGTTGAGATTTCTTACCACTAAATCCAGAACCTACGATTTGACCTGCACGACCTCTCATCGCACACATCAGAACATTATCATACTCCAAGTCAAAATGGAGAATACTTGCCACCTGATCTCCAATATCATTTACTTCAATTAATAACCAAGCCTCATTGTATGCTTTTGCTACTTCGTGAATGATGCTTGGAAAAAGCATCGGTTTAATTTCATTATTTCTATATTTGACTACCTGCCTATATGGAAAGTCTGTAATATCAAATACAATAAATGCCGAATAATCATTGCCAACTCCACGGGCAACATCAACGGTAATTAGATAATTATGATCTTCCTTTGGATTTTCATAAATGTCTAGACCCTTATTTCTTTTTATCGGATCAGTATAGACAAGAGTTCGGAGCTTTGTTGGATTGATTAGAGTATCAACGGATCCTAGGAATTCGCACTCAAACTCAACCTTGAATTGTTGTTCGCTAGTATTCGCAATCGTCTGTTCTTTCCACTTTGCATCTCTACCAGGAACTTCGGACCAATGAACGTCTGTGGGTACATATTCATTCTTCGTTCTTTCTGCATCGTGCCACATTCGGTAGAAGTGATTCATACCACGTGGCGTGGATACGATGATTACCTTTGTGCTTTTACCTGACGAAATAGTAGGATAAACAGAGGCAAAGAAGTCATCAGCAATGTGATTTGGGATGAACGCGAATTCGTCCAAAAAGATGACATTATACGATCCGCCACGGACAGCAGATGCAGACGTAGATGCAGCGATAATTTTGGAACCATTTTCTAATTCTAGAGAACCTTTATTCCAGGATAGAATACCCTGCTGCATCCACTTCGGCAAGTTTTCGTATGCAAGTTGTAATCTTCCAAGTAGGTCTCTTGCCGTAGATGCTTTGTTTGCCAATATAGCTATATTAACGTTGTCGTTGAATACGGCATAATGTAACAAATATGAAACACAAGTCGTAGATTTACCTGTCTGACGAGGCATCTTGCAGATATTAAATCTATTTTCGTGGAACCTTGTAATCAGCTTCTCTTGAAATGGATACATCTCAAAAGGAACAAGACCGTGATCCAGAGAAACAATCTTAATATAATTCCGTGCAAAATATACTGGGTCTTCTTTACATTTTAAGAACTCAATAATATTCTCTTCTGTAAATTCAATTGAGGTATTCGCCTTCTTGAGGTTGGGATTACCTAAGTAAATGTTGTCAGACATAATTTTTATAAGTTCTTAATATAATTTATAGAAGTAATCATTACTATTTACGATAATTCCTTACAAGTAAAGTCGGTTACACCGATACCACACT